CACCTTTTTGGCCTGCTTACCAAAAACCTTTTCAATTTTATCCGAAGTTCTTGATTCGGGTGTGTCAATTCCCATGAGGCGAATGCGTTGTTTGGTACACACATCAAAACCTAGGTCAATAGCTACGTCGATGGTGTCCCCGTCGATGATACGACCAACGGAAGATACGCGGTACGTGAAGGGGCAACGTTCGGATTTATATGAAGACATATTGATTTAATTAGTATATAAAACTTTAATTACCATAATGTTGCTTTCCTATGAGTTGTTTAGTCGATTTATGTAATATAGTTGCATTCGTGCATAGAACTTTAACAAGATCGATTTTTTGCTCTTCAGAGAGATCAGCAAAATGTTCGTTAACATCGGTTCGCGCTTTCAGAAGAAATTCCAAAGCCGTGTCATAATCATCCTCGATGATTTTTTCCCACGAAGCTTCGATGATGTATTTTCCAGACATAACCAACTTAAAAAACTTGGTTTAATGTATAATATGGTAGTGTGTGTATATTCTTGTAACGACGTGTACAAGTACAAATTGGCAAAAACGCGTGAAAATGTTTTGAACGGTTTATACGAAAAACCTTTTGTGGAAAAACCTAAAAAAAAGTTTGACAATCCTCGACTTAGGTTTAGATTCCGAGAAGCGATCAAGGAAGCACATGAAATTTGTGATTCGACAAAGAATTCATATGAATGTGAGCTAGCATGGCACGAGGTTGACGAATTAGACGATGCCATGATGCGTCAAGGTCTTAAAGACTAGGATGTAGATTTAGAAATGGATATAGAAAAGATAGTAGATGAAATTTTTACAACACTAGGTCCGGGGTACAGTGAACGAGTGTATCACACAGCTGTGGAGGTGATGTTACGAGAACTTCACATTCCGTACGAGTCGGAACGTAATATTCAAATACCATTTAAAGGACATATCATCGGATACCTGCGAGCTGACATTATTATAGATAATTCTACAATTCTAGAGTTTAAAACGATAAAAACACTCAACGAAGCTGTTGAAATGCAAGGTTTAAATTACCTCAAACTCACAGGGTTGAAAACGGCGTACCTGATAAATTTTCCACCATTTCGTGGTGCTCGGGTGGAAGTTAAAAAAATTTGTATAGAAAACGATGATAAAGAAAAGATATCATAGTTTACCATGGAATCTACAATCTCAAAGCGCGGACCTCTAGTCGTGGAATATAACGGTCGATTATTCATAGAACACTGTTACATCATAACTGAAAAAAATATTGAAAACATGTTGGAAAAAATCAAAGATATACCGTACACGCGATTAGAGCAAACTACTGAAACTTCTTTTGAAATAAAAATTTAATTACCAAGGAATATTTTGTGGATTAAATCTACATGAATTTTTTAAAAAAATTACAAAGTCATTTAAATCTTTTTCTGTTTGTACCACATTCAAAACTTGTTCTACAAACAGATTATACCTATGATGATTACCGTCGTGTACCAACCTATTTTCACGTAAGTCTAATTTATGTTTACCTAAATGTGTAGGCATGAGAATCAAATTATTACTTGAATTCATATCGTAATTAAATTTTTTAACGGTCGGGTGCACCCTAAATTGTCTAGGAATCACGTGATGATCTTCAACCAAACCTTTGAGATTCCATCGTGTCTTGAAAAAATCCCTCGACACGGACCTGTATCTCATACTATACTAAATCATTTTTACATACATGATTGTGTATGTAAAAATGATCCCAACGGGGCTCGAACCCGCGACCTTGGCGTGCCTCATGTGAATACAATTTCACTCTGTATACTTAGTATAAGCACCACGCTCTAACCAACTGAGCTATAGGATCATGGGTCATACAATGTGATCGTAAAACGACCCTTACGTACAACCGTCGGCTCAATGAAGAGTCGAGCTATCTTATCCTTTCCTCGTGACGTACCTTTAAGTTCTTTTGTAGTTTTGTCCAATGTAGCTTCTGATCTAAAAACCTCAGTATTACTCGTATATTGTTCAACTCCATTCTTCGTGATCACCGTAATGTTATTCGGTGGTGATATCTGCGCACCTATAAAATCTGGATGCCTGTACATCCGTCTGAACATCACGCGCAAGATATATAACGCGGGTATTTTTATTGGGGAACGTCCTCGTTCAAAAAGGTGGTTGACGCTTCCGAATCAGCTGTATCTTCTTCATCCGCCGCTCCGGCTACGGAGCCGAAAGCGTTGTTTTGACCCCATATAGAGTAGTTTTGGGGAGGATTCCAGTCGGCCATCACCTCTTCACGAACCGACTGCCAATACAGAATCTCGTTGATTTTATCGATGTGGTATTGGATTTGTTGCATGTAATTGTTCACGTTCATATTATATCGTAGGTATAAATTCCCACTTAAGAGTCGCGCAAATACGTTTCCAGATAACGTCTTGTTGGTGAAGCTTCTCTTTGGATTTTAGCAAAGGGAAGTATTGAAGGTAAGAATCTTCCGAGAGAAGTTCACAGAATTTATACAAAACGAAAGAGTAACTTAGGAAGTTTTTGCGTTCTGCCGGACAATTGTCGTCAAAAGGTTTTTGGATCTCTTTAAACATTAACCGTAATCTTTCTTCAATCTCTATAGGCATTTTTGGTGGTTTTATTCCACTCAGTATATTTGTGATAAAAGGTACGTGTTCGTAGTACTTATTAAGCTTAAGTTTCTTGAGAAGTGATCGGACGCGTGCGTGAGTAATTTCAGATAGTGACTTAATTTTTATCTTTTTAAACTCATTCCTCAGTTCTTGTAAAACTTCGGGGGGAATGGTCGTCATCTCTTGTGCTTGGAATTGTGATAGCCATTCGTTAAAGTGATTATCTCGTTTATACGAATAGTTAATAATTTTTTCAGAAGTTTCTTGTTCTTCTTTGTATGTCAGTTCTTCACTTAACAAAACATCCAGGACCATACCACACCCGTCACACACCAAATCTGCAGAATCTCGTAAATGAAATAAATTACTCGTTTCACAGTTCGGACATCGATCTACCATTTTTTCAATCGGTCGATCTATGTTTATTTTTTCGACGTCGACAAGATAATCTACAAAAATATCCTTCTTACGCGCACCTGCTGTCTCCTTACAGTTGAATACGTTATTAGTATGTGTCTTTTGTATAGTTTCATCTGTATACTCTTTCATGTAAGGTAAACATTTTGATATGTAATGTGACATTTCGGTTTCGTATTCGGATTTATTTTCAGGATCATTCTCAATTTTCTCCATCCATTCATTTATTCGATTATTATACCGACTTAAAAAATTACCTTCCATTACAATAATGAATATTATACATAAGTTTTTAATTAACGTAATTTATTATTTTAAAGTGGTCACAAAAATTTTATCTAACAAACATGACTACAAAATTCAAACTAAGTGTATCGAATATTATGTTGATCACGATAAATCTAAAAAAACGGATGATCCGTTTTGGAAAAAGGAACTAAAGTATTTGACTAAGAAAAGTACAAATTATTATACGGACGTGGATGCGGATTTCAATATCCCTAATCCTCCGGAATGTGTTATCCGTATGATAATTCGAGTTAAGTTCTGGTACAATAATAAAAGTTACAAGTACATCACGTACGATAATAATCACGCGTGGCCGCCACTAAAACGAACCAATATGACATTTAATTTACCGCTGTCCTCGGCCGTTTTATTAGACGAGGGGGATAAACCTGTAAAAGACCTGTTATGTAAAATATCCCGGTACGCGGGACCTTTTAGTGACTTTTACAATGAAAAAATCGAAATAAAAGATATGTTTTGGTACGAAGATTCAACATACGAAAAGTTTCCCAAGATTAAGATAAAGAACATCGTAGGAATGACCAAGACTATCGACGTAAAAACTGGGTATATCAGTGATCTTCATCTACCTTAGTAGCTAAATAAAATTTAAGTTCACCCAAGTTTGCTACGTTATATTTCAATATCAAAAATCTATTCTGTTCCTCTTGCATTATTTGTACCGTCGCGCACATACTCGTCGCTTTCGTAAATATATTCATATATCTAAGAGAATATACACCCGTTAACTTGGGACATTCATCGTTGCATTCTATCGATGTTTCTTGATTAGCAAAGTCTCCGTGACACGTTAACGTGATATATTTCCCCTCCCGTGTAATCTGTATTTCACTTCCTATGTTCGACATATCTCTACAAATACGCTGAAAATCAACCGAAGGCATCGGTGTGGTGATCGTCATATTCGTTTCTGGAACTTCGATTTGATTTTCGTTGATATCCAATAGTTTAAGTGCGAACTTAGTACTGGTTTTCTTATTCTCGTTATGAATCTCGATATTCATATATTCTTTAGAGTTTATGCTTATGATGAGAACGTCGTTACTCGTTATAGTTTTTAACAACTTAAACATATTAGTAACGTTCACACCAGTTTCTATCTGTTGAGGGCAATCATATTCTTCGAAGTTTTCCGACGATAAATACATATCAACAAGGGATGATCGAGCTGTATCGAGTGTTACTATATATATACCATCGGGCTTAAAGTATATGTTGACATCGTTAAGAATATCTTTTAACACTTCAAATGTAGACTTAATAGCTGCGGCTTGCACCGTTACTAACTTCATACTCGATAAATTATTGTTTATTTCTTTATATCTGTATAAGCGTCCGATACAGTTTGATTAATTTTATCTTGAAGTTCTTTCGTCATGGGAGGTTGTAAAGTTCGACCGTAGTCTTCCAAACCAAACATATCCTGATTAGATTCTCCATCTAAAGTCGTCATCACACAATTACCGAAATCGCAAGATTCAAGTTCCTTAGCTGGCAGCAGGCTTTCGAGCCAATTTTTTATTTCATTTCCTACCAAAATTTTACCATTTTTTGTGAGCATTGTCGGGACTCTCGTAATCTTATTTTTGTACTGTGGAGGGATACCCATGACATTTATATTGTGGTACTGTACCAACCTCTTAAGTTGGGCATTACTGTTAACATATTCGATGATATCCAAACTATGATTACACTTTGGACTAAAAATCAACAATGACATGTTATATTTTTATCGGTTACTTTTTTTTTAAATTATTTACACAGTTTTTTTATAAGTTATATTAAATGATAGTAGTACTGTTACTGGTAGTAATCATATGTATCATAACCCTTTCATCCAGGAAAGAAAACTTCAACTGTTCTGGGTACAAAAAACCGGTTGGACCCGTCACCTTCGATGATACCGGTATGGATATGAAAAAATACAAGGAACAAGAAGATGCTATAGATATAACTCCTGACCTCATGGAAAAGATGATTTTGGCCACGAACAAATACATAAAAGAAAAGACTGACATGTGCACCTACATCATAGAAACTACACGAATAAAAAAATTTAAGAGTTTAACGAGTAGCCACGTGCTGTATAAATGTATGTTCATGGTAGCAAAACAGGAGGGTTTCTCTTTCGGTTTCTCGATAACAGCTGAAATAATCGTAAACGGTGATGAGGTAATAGTACACGCCGTTCAGAGTAAACCGATAGATATAAATCCACCCACAAATGTATCACCCTATTTAAACGACGTTCCAGTCATGGAACACGTTCCTTTTAACGAGATTCGTAAAAGTGAGTTAGAATCCATTAAATATTAGTCGACGTTTAATGTAATGATAAGCGTCGATGAAATTTCGCGTATTAGGGAAAAGAGAACGCGATTCAGAAAGGAGTTATACACTAAAATCTACGAACAAGTATCGCGTAAGATAAGAAATACCGTCGACGTTGGTGGAAATACTGTCGTGGTACTAATTCCAGCGTTTGTACTAGGATTTCCTAGTTTTGATAGATACAAAGCTACGTCGTATATCATACGACAACTCGGGATAGGGGGGTTTAACGTGGAGATACTCACAGATTTCTTACTTTCTATCTCGTGGGCAACTCGAAAAACTAGTGAACGTAAAAGAGAGGTCACACATGATGACACCGATTTCCCTACACTCATAAATTTGAAAAAAGCCGCGAACAGATACAGGGGAAATGCGGGAAACAGGAAATAATAAAAACAAGGAATATCGTATATGGATAACTTAAACATCTTAGTTGAAGCCAAGCGCGAATACTTAGAGCAACTGTCTATATTAATGTGTCCTCCCATGATCGATGTTTTCGTTGAAATGTACGATGAAGCACACAAACTTTCAAAAGGACGTAAGGTTTTACAAATGTTTCAAAAACTTCTCAAGGATGTCCCAGAATGGAATGAGACCATGGCTAAAGATCATACAGATAACATAGCCAATAGGTGTGCGTGGTTTAAGGATCTCGTCGCAGCTGTTTTTGTAAGTTCTGTAAAAATTTTATCCGCGGTAAGGCTTAACAAGGATAATAAGAAATTATCTGTAAAATTACCGACAAATGAAGTTTTTATTCATTCATGTTATAAAAATATCGCGAAAGATCTGTACAAAGATCCGTACATTTTTACCGAAACCCAATCTGAACACAGTAGAAACGATAAACTATATGATCGTTTCAGTTACTGTATAGAAACAACCGTTAAAGAGTTGATACCCATTCAACAGATTTTGCAAACGTATATGACCACCACCGACGATATGATAGACCCCCAAGATACTGATCTCACTGAAGATAATGTGGATGAGTACGGAGGTGAAAATCAGGAGATGGGTGAAGATGTACCCATGGAAGGTCAAGGAGAAGAGCCTATGGGCGGAGAGCCTATGGGCGAAGAGCCTATGGGCGAAGAGCCTATGGGTGGAGAGCCTATGGGTGGAGAGCCTATGGGTGAAGACTCGTTGGCACCGGAACAACCTCAACAAAGTAACCCTTTTCAAAACGAGTTCAGGACAATAAAATCTGGACGCCCCCAACCTCAAGCTCAGCCTCAACAGGGATACGAAAGTGAAGATCTTTTTCCAGACGCCCCCGACAATAGAATAAAAAAACCTATGTATTAATTATATAGACATGGACGAATACTTCCGAGATCCGGCTTCCGCCAGTCTTATAGCAGGTGCTATAACGGCTGGTTATATACATTCCAAAGCGAAACTTAATAATGAAGGTGACCTCGAAACGAGTGCGTACGCCAAACCAGCCGCTCTCGTTATGATTTTGGTTTATTTCATAGTTTCTAATGGTATAGGTCACCGTGAAGTTATATCTACAGATCCTTTTTGATTCGCTTAAAGAAATAATACACGTATAATACATAATATGACATCTGTTACCGCTTTCAACGACATGATGGGACAATTTCTCACCGAGCTTCATAAAACCTTCCCCGAGGAGAAGGGTGTTAAGAAGTACATCGCAGCTTTCGAAATGATGCGTTCTACTAACGGTAAGCTTATCGTTACGGGATTCATGGATAGTGTTTCTCCGCACATTGAAAAAGTTAATTCGAGAGACGAGTCGTTCTTCCTTGAAAACGCTAATGATATGGAATTTCTTAAGGACGTGAACCTTAAAAATCTTTGGCCAAAGGCTTCCGAGGGTACTCGTAATGCCATTTGGCAATACATTCAGACCCTGTTTATGTTAGGCACTACAATCACGTCAATCCCACCCGAAACGCTCAGCATGATCGAGAATGTCGCTAAGCAGTGTGCGGATAAGATGGAAAATGATGGTGATGAACTCGATGAGACTCAGCTCATGAAGTCCATGCAGGGTCTCCTTGGTGGAATGTTGAAAAAATAAAAGTTTTATATATTAAATGGTATCCTTGTTTAACGATCCGAAACAATTAATTAGGGAGGATAAAATTTTAGACTTTTGGCCTACAAAAAACCAGATGTCAGCAGAACGTATAAACTCTACTGCGCGATTCATAGTTTATGCGACGTGCATAGTTTATCTGATTCGCAGGGATCAGAGAATCTTAATACTCGGTCTCACTGGTTTGAGTGTTTTATACGTAATGGAAAAGAGTAACATGATAAAGGAACTTTACGTAACAGATTCTACAGGAGATACCATGTGTCAATTACCCACAAAAGATAACCCCATGGGAAATCTTCTTATGTCAGATTAC